TATGGGCCTGGATTGGTTGAGCGCTGGATACCCGATTTTAAGCGTTCTGAGCTGCCTGACTACCGACCTGATGTTATCATATGCCGGGGTGGTTTCCCTCAGTACAAACACGTCCTACGGCGGTTTGACGGTGCCCTGCGGGTATACTACGGTGCTGGCAAAAGGTACATGCCGGACGGGGATTATGATTTGGCCCTCGTGGACGATCCACAACAACAACAAGCCGTGCGCAAGAAGTATCCTAATGCGTTGGTTCAACTGTGGGAGAAGCCTGCGGCGCCGCATTTTGTTCACCGGAATGTGAACAAGGTGTACGATCTGTGCTACATTGCCAATGGACAGCAGGCCAAAATAAAGAACATCAAGTGGGTTTATGATACCTGCCCCAAACACTATAAGCTACTGCATCTGGGCTATTCATCCGGGTACGCTGTACCAGACAATGTGGTACAAGAGAGAGTGGATAGGATGCAAATGCCCTCTCGTATTTCTCTATGCCAGGTTGGAATTGTACCCTATACTGCCTATGACTCTGCCCCAAGGGCACTTATAGAGATGGCGGCATGTGGCCTTCCGGTGGTTGCAATGGAGTCTACGCATCACCACTACCCCTCCCTGAGCATCAAAATGGCTCCCGTTCGCAAGTTCTGGGCACATGTGGACTCGGCAATGCCGTTTGCGCACCTCTATTCGGCAGCCAAGCGCAGTCGTGAGGTGCGGAAGAGGGTCAACATATCCACCGCCGCTGACAGGATAAACACTCTAATTGGGGCATTGTGGCATGAATAGGGAAGTTGTTGGCAAGCAGCTTTTGGAGATATTGGCCTGCGGTGAGCGGGTTGGCATTAGGCACGCTATGTTTGTCGGGTTTGGAACGCTGCTGGGGTTTGCCCGCGAGAAGAACCTCATTGAGCACGATGACGATACTGACGTGTGTGTGCGAGCGGATTGGATAACAGAGGAGCAGGAACAGGCGTTTTATGGGGAGCTGAGAGCACAGAACATGTTCATGTACCGCCACCGCCGAGCGGCCCGGAAGGACACGGGGCGGCTTCTGTGGCTATCCCTGCGGTCGCAAATCAAGGAGCACGGCGGGGCCAAGAGCTGCGTATGGTTCATGTTCCCGTGGAAGGGCTATTTGTGGCATTGCAAGGGAGGCCGGTGGCTGAAAAAGATAGGCATGAAGCCCGATGTGTACAAAATGCTTCCCAATCGTGGGCAGGACTTGGACAAATATACCACGTTCTTGAAGGGAAATACCCTTTCTGCATACGAGCCGCTTGTGTCTGTGGACTTTTGTGGCGGAAAGGTAAACGTGCCTCCCGGCATAGGAACCTTACTGGACGAACACTACCCAGATTGGGCTATTCCTGGCAAGGGTGCATCCCTCAGACACAAGCTGGTGCTTGTGGGCCAATGGGATGACGATAGGACGTGGATGTTTATTAACGCCTAGGCGGCCTCCCGCACCATACTCGTGAGCAGGTCGTTGAGATCGTCCCACGCCGCACCCCCCGCCGCACCCCACGCCGCATCCCACGCCGCATCCCCCGCCGCATCCAGCTCTGTATCACCGATATCACCGCGTATCCACGCACGTTTTGCGTCGATAGCGTGCCACGAGCGCTCGTCTTCGACACCGGCAGCACCGAGCATCTGTTCTGTGACCTGACACGCGAACTCGTGCAGCACGTTGGTTACGTCGGTGGCGGAGAGTACTGTGCGGTGGCGCCCGACGAGCTTATTACTGTCTTCGACGACATCGCCCCAGACCTCGACCTCGCAGAGGATGCAACCCGGAGCGTATTGCAACGCATCGAGTACCCGCCGTGATGCGTGTAGGCCAGAGTGGCACATCTTCACGAATCCCTTGTGGTGATAGGTTTTGCCAACCACGAGTGGTTGTCCGTCGCGGAGATTGCGGCCGTTACGAACGAAGTGCCATGCACGAATCTTGGTCATTGGTTACCCTCCTTATGCCAAATCTACTATGTGTTGTTGCACAAAGCAACCACAAGATATAGGGGGTATCAGTTTGATACATTTTACCCTTGCCTTCCTTAGTCATTTGTGTTATATTGTATAGCGAGGCTGTTTAGCCTCGGCAAACATTCACCAATATAGCTACAAGGGCGTTCAAGCCATAGCTTGACGCCCTTTCTTTATGACTTGGTATCAAATCAGATGTCCGAACAAGCGCAGAAACGGCGGCACCAAGCCGTGCGCTAATACGCTTAAGTTTGTGGATCAGATTGAATCCAGCAAACGGGAGATTCTGTATTGCTCTTCCTGTCATGCGCAATGCCATCTTACGTGGAACGCTGCTGGGGGATGCACCATACAGATTCCCAAGAAAAAGATTATCGTTGAGGCGCAACTATATCCGGTAGTTGGACAGCGAGGATAGCATGGTAGACATACCCACAGAACAGGTTTTCGAGTTCGATTTGGGTGGCAAGAGAAAGAAGTATGTGCGTGCCAATGATGAAAAGCTGATGGCGCACTACAGGAAGTGGCTGTCTGCCAAGCAGGCACAGCGCAGGGAGCGCGAGCGAGAGTTTGAAAACCTACGGATGTACTGTGGGGTGGACAATTCCCAATTGCCCGGAGCCATACAGTCATTTCTCAGGCAAGAGGCTCGTGGTGTAGACCACGGGCAGTTTACGCATTTTGGGCAGTATAACCTTCTCAGGCTCAAAATCAACGGCATTGCCGGAAGCATCATACGCAACCCGTTCGATGCGACATTTGTTGCGGACGATGAATCACAGACAGAACTGACGATGGCCCTTCAGGAAGCCTACATGAGCGATAAGGAACTCATGGACTGGCAGGCTGAGGACTCGATGGTTACCACGCTTGGGCTGGTGTATCGCGGCACGTTGCGAATGTACGTGAAGAACACCTTCCCCGCCTCGCCAATGGGCAATATCGCCATTGAGTGTATGCCTCCCGGCACCACCATTGATGACCCCGACTGGATAACTACCAGCAGCAAAGACATGAAGAACCATTGGACACTGGCCCTGATGACTATGGAGGAAATCAAGGAGCGGTGGCCGATGAAGCGTGACATTATCAGCCGGGAAGAGTGGCTGATGGCAAATGGCGGGAACAACTACGAGGCAAAGAAGAATGTCGATTGGAACCGCAACGTAGATGATGTTACGCACCGTCACGGAAACCTCTATTTGGTGGTGCAGCACAACTACCTGAAGAAAGAAAAAATTGACCGGGAATTTGACGCACGAACCGGAACTGTTTTCTGGGAGTGGATGAGTGATGAGCAGAAGAAAGACCTCGCCATTAAGAATGGTATCGGCTCCGAGGATATTAAGAAAATCACCCTCCATGATAACGTGGCTTACACTTATACCTTTGCTCCCGGTCTTTCTTTGTCTTACGCTCTGGATGACTATAAGGATGAGTTTCAGCTTGGGCGCCTGCCCTACTTTCCGTGGACTACCACGCGGATGAACGGCAAGCCCGTTCCGATGGTGGATCAGCTTCGGGACGCACAGGTGGAAATCAACAAGCGCCAATCAACTATCACCCTTGCTGCGGAAACGTCAATCAACGGTCACCTCATGGTGGACGCGGCCATCTTCGGTATGGACAAGAAGAAGATGGATGACTTCGTGAAGAACCGCAACAACCCGCAGGCCGTCAGCTACGTGAAGGCGGGGGCATCACGGCAGTTCCCGAATGCGGTGCAAGAGGTTGGGAAGCAGCAGATACCCCCCGATCTTTTCGGCATTGTAAACGAGATGGTTGACCTCATGGACAGGCTGGTTCCGCAACCCGCCGCGTCGGAGGGGCGCACGGAGCGTTCGGGCGAATCGGGAATTTTGTTTGCCCACAAGGTTGAGGTTGCAAAAACCATGCAGTCCACCATGCTGGCGTCTCGGAGACAGCTTTGGAACGACCTTGGTGAGGCGTATTTCTTCATGGCGAAGCAGCTTTATTCCAAGGGGCGCAGGACATTCACCGACGGTAAGGGGTTGCGGAAGATGACAATCAACAACCCCGTCACCCTCGGCAACGGTGAGGATGTGGTGGTCAATGACTTCTCGGGGCTGGCGCGGCACCGGGTGGTTATCTCCGAGGCACCCGCCGGTGTGAACAACAGGCTGATGCAGCGCGAGCTAAACGCCACGCTGGCACAGCACTTCGCACAGTTGGCACCGAATACGAGTATGAGTTTCATGGAAAACGTGGTCAATTCTCTTGACCTTGATGAGATCAAAAAGCAAGAGGCCATAGAATCCGTTGCGTTGGATCGCCGTCGATTGCAGAGTGAGACCGAGGCTGCTATTGCCAATGCGGAAGTGATGAAGCAGCAGGCTCGGGCAGCGGCACAACCTGCTGGCGGTCCTCCGGGCGGCGGAGGGGCCCCTGAGCCCGGTGGCGCTCCAACAAGTCCTGGGGGGCCGTTGCCGGTAGGCGGCGAAAGCGTACCACAGCTATCAGGTGAACAACCAGAACTTTCATCGGGCCTGACACTAGCGAGGAGATAGTGTCGCCCACAACCAAGGGGTAACAAATGGCAGAGAGCCAGAAAGAGCAGACTGCGGAGCAGCCCCAGCAGGCTGAGCCGCAAAAGAAGATGACCCCCGAAGAGTTTCAGGCGAAACTGGCTTCGGGAGACATCGACACTAGTACCACTGACCCCCAGACGCTTATTGATGAGATGGTGGCGTTTGAGGAGCCTGAGGACACTCAGGAAAAGCCGGTGGAGACACCGGAACCAAGCCTCGGTGAGGTGAAGGAAGGGCCCCCGAAGGAAGAGCCGGAAGCGCCGGTTCAGTTTAAGAACTTTGGGGAACTGATGGCAACGGCAAAGGAAGAGCTTGGGGACGAGTTTGCGTCCGCAAGGGACATCATTGTCAAGGCCAAAAACCAAAAGGAACACCTTCAGAAAATGCAGACGGCTGTTGAGCGGTGGAAAAACGACGCCACCAGCGCAGACAGAAAGATTGCAGAACTGGAGGCGAAACTTGCGGAGAAGGCAAAGGAAGTGCCAGCGGCACCGACAGCCCAACCGCAGCCCGCGCCTGCAAAGGCAGAGGAACCCAATTTTGAGGCCGAGATTCCAGAGGTTGATAAGCCGGGCGAATTTGCTGATGCTGACGAAGTTGCAAAATACTTTGACAAGGTTCGCAAGCGCGACAACCTGATTGCAGACAAGAAGATTAAGTGGCTGAAGACAGAGCAGGAAAAGTCTGTGAAGGCTGCCGAGTCTCGGATTAAGGAGATCAACAGGTCCGCGCAAGAGAGAGTTGAAACCGAATTGCGACAGCGTCAGGAGCAGGAGCGGATAGAGCGTCAGCGGCAGGAGTCGTTTGTTGCAGCCAACGACTTTGTGAGAAGCCACAAGGAGTTTGGTATCAATGATGTTCGTGAGAACGACCAGAAGTACAGCGAGTGGGCGTCTCAGGTGGAATACCTGAAGCGCCAGAATCCCGCGTACCAAAACCGTGACCTCGTTGCAGATTACTTCAACGGTGTTTCGGATGCGGTACAGCTTTTGGACGGGTATGCTCTTACGCCCCCCGGTGGGGCAAAGGAACATGCCATGCTCATTGAGCTTGAGAGGATTGCCTTGTCTCATAACTTTGTGGATAAGACAACTGGGCGGCCAAACTTTGAAGAGGCATATGTTTTGAAGAAGGCGCGGGATGGCGTTGATCTCGAAGAGACAAACGAGAGGGTTGCAAAAGCCGTTGAGCAGACGGTGGATGTGATTCAGCAGCGCCAGTCAGCACCGCAATCGCTTGGGGCTTCGGAGGCTCGTGCGAAAGAAGAGGGGCCGTCGGCAACCCCCGAGCAGATTCAGACACGTATCACCCAACTACAGGCTAACATGTCTTCAATGCGTCCAGATGACCGCATAAAAGCGATGGGGGAGGTAGAGGAGCTAATGTCTAGTCTAGGCATGACACAACTTAGTACAGGAGCTTAACAATGGCTGTTGCAACTCCTTCCCAAATTAATGCCAATCTAATTCGGCAGTATTGGGACACGAAGCTGTACAGCGAGTCGCTTCAGAGGGATGTCTTTTCGTCTCTGCGGACGATCTTCGACCACACGAGCAACATCGACATTCCCGGCAACTCGCTCACGATGGAGTTTAATGCGGAAGCGAACAACGGCTACCGCACGATAACTCTCGGATTCTCCAACGCGCTTCAGAACACTCCTCGTGAGGGTGACCTTCAGAACCAGATTGGTTTTGAGGAAACCCTGCGCGAGAAGAGCATGGATGCCTACTACAATGAGTTCAGCCATGCTGTGGCTGTGTGGAACTATGGTATCCATTATTCTTCGGGCACCAAGCCGTATGGCGAGAACATGGACTTTGCCACGAAGAAACTGGGTGCGTTCATGGAAGAGCTGGCCGGTCTGTATTACAGGCAGGCACTCCTCCAGCGCTATTCTCGTAACCTGACCCGTAGCCCGGTGTCGGTTACACAGGCATGGAACAACAACTGGTACGTGAAGAACGTGTCGGACGCGAACCAGCCTGCGTACAGCACCACCCTCCAGACCCATACTGACAACATTGCCAATGCGCTGATTGCTGCCGGTACTGGTGCGAATGCGAACCTCGACGCTCGCTATCTGACCGCACTGCATCACCGTGCGACCACGCAGCGTTGGGAGCCGCTGGATCTGCCTGGTGGCAAGGGCTTTGTCCTGACGATTCCGAGTGCCCAGAAGTTCCACATTCTGGATCTGGATCGTTCGGATTCCACGGCGAGCGGATACTTTGTCCCGACCCATCGCTGGAGTGACAGCGAGCGCTACATGTTCCCCGAGGGGGCGGCGCTTGGGAAGTGGCTGAATATCTACCTCGTTGAGGACGAGAGGGCTCCTACCCTTTCGATTAGCGGTTCGGCTTCTCCGTTCACCCTGACGCCCGGATACGTCGAGCCTGGTAACAACGATGGGCGCGACACGTCTTCGGGTGCCCGCGACATTGGGTTCTTCCTTGGGAAGGCTCCGCTTGTGGATCTGTATCCCGTCAAACTGCATCACAAGTATGACGATTACAACTACAAGAAGTGGGAGGGCAAGGGTGCGTTTGGTGAGCGTGGTGTCCAGCTTCGCTGGTACGACGCCGCGACGCCGACTGCCGCGACCGTGGAACAGCGTTACTCGTGCGTCTGTGCTTGGGCGCGTGGTGACGTGAGCAACTAGTTGTAACCGGGGAGGGGCAGGTGCCCCTCCCCACCACTCAACCTCGTATAGGGGAGCATTATGAACCAGCAGATGAGAGATGTGCTTGCGGAAGACAGTTGGGAGCGGATGAACGTGATTGAGAAGCTTGCTCTGGCACAGGCCCGTACCGATAAGCGGTATCGGCCCATCACTCTTGAGGCAACAAACAAGGGCGTTGGGCGATATACTGTTGGTGGGTGGGATACGTTTGACCTTGACATCAGGGATGTGACTGATGGCGGGCGACGGCGTCAGCGGCGGGCGGTGGTAATCAAAGACCGTTTTGCCGATTTCGTGGATCACCCCGATTTTGAGGGCGTTATGATTCACATTCCTGCTACTGAGAGAAACATGGCCGCCCTTGCGTCAGCCCATCGGGATGGCAAGTGGGTAATTCGGCAGGACGATATACGGGAACAGGTGGCTGCGGCAAGCGAGAAGATTGTTCCTGTGCGCAATGCTGCTTCCGAAAATGCACAGCCCGAGCATCAGGGGCACATTGAGTCTGAGGAAGAGGCGTTGAAACGGCGCGTTGCCGAACTGGAGGGGCAGTTGTATCGGCAGGAGAAAACACCCGCTCCCCCACGGACAGTGGCGCAGCCGACGGTTCCGTCAGAGCCAATGCCGGAGCCCGACGAGCAGGTTAGTAAGATTGAGGCAGATGATGCTGCATTGACCAAGCGGGCCAAGGAAGCTGTACATGCTGAGCAGGCTGAGCTTATTGCACAGATGAAGAAGAAGGCGAAGAACTATTGGCTCAGTCGGGAATACAAGGAAAAAATTGTACCGCTTATCTCGGCTAAGAAAGACGAGCTATGTACACAACCCGTCAAATAGCTGAACTCATATCAATGCAGGCGTCCGAGTGGACCAAAACTGGTACACGCGGCACGCTTACTGTCATTGATGCGGTGAATCGAGAGATGAAGAGCGGGAACGTCCAAGCAAACGAGTACATTGATACGACTACTGGATTCCCGCCTCTTCTCTCGACCACTTCCGGTACGTATCAGTACGACCTGCCGGATAATGCAAGAATGCTGAAGTCGGTATTCTTCAAGGCGAAGAGTACCTATCCGTCTTCGGATGACTACGGGGAGTATCATCAGATATCATACGGGGGGAAGAAGTGTTTTGAGGTTCCGGTGACGCCAAGCCGGAAGACAAATTTTTCCAATGCCAATGTGATATTTCGTTCTGACCCCGGCACCACTACAAGTAAATACTACACGGCCTACTGGGTGGAGCCAACATCCATTACGTCGCTGAGTGTTCAACACGACATCGAACCGCCATACGAGCTGCTGTTTATCGACGGGTGTATTGCGCGGATTAAATATATGCAGTACGGGGATATCACCCCGTGGCTCCAATGGGTTGAGCGCATGAGGATAGAGTATTGGGGCGACATGAATCACAATCCCCCGTCCGAGACTAATCAGACACCCGCGAGGGCATGTTAATGCCGCGTATCACGCAGCAGCCTAGAGGCAAAGAGCAGGGCGACCGTCAGATCCACAGGGAGTGGGAGAACTTCACCCTGGGAATGATGGATGGGCCGCCGGTATGGCCCGATGGCGCTGTTAACAAACTCGTTAATGCCGTGGCATACCCCCGGTGGGTTCAGGGCCGGTTCGGAACGCGGATGTACCGGGACAACGCCATTCCGCACCTTCCCGGCAGAACACACTATACCGGCAGCAAGTCGGGGCGCACCATCACGTCTGCTGACGCGGGCTTTACGCTGGATGACATATCCAACTACTGGGTGTGGTCAGACGGCAGGAACGATGAGATTGTTGAACTGATTAGTGCAACACAGGTTAAGACGCGGGACGAGTTTGACCGGGACACGGAGTACGACTGTCACTTGAGGGGTAAACACAACGGGTGGATACAGCACAAAGAGAACCGCCTGATTGTTGCTCAATTTGGCACGAATTTCTACGTTGCAAACGATCTTGAGATGAGTGGTTGGACGCGGCTGGTGTGCGTAGACCCGCCGCTGGCGCCGAACAATTCCACCTCCACGTTTGATGAGTTTGACAACGACGTGGTGTGTTTCAATTCCAATGGAACGTACAGGCTGGTGGTAGACACCGTAATCCCCCGGTTCTACCGCTTTAACAACAACACCCCCGCGCAGCCCGTGGACAGCGTAGTGAAGACCGACGAGCTTCCATACGGGAGGCGGTACATTTACTGTGCCATGCGGCTCACGGGAGAGACCACGCTTCGGAACCGGGGGACAACGGGTGCCAAGATTGAGACTGAGGCTGGCCCGAATGCCGTGGATGACAACAAGCAGGACTACGGCGAGGTGTGGACACGGTATCGCATTGGGGATAATACCAAGACCCGTGGCAGGCTCTTGGGAACGGCGGTGGTAAATGCCGCGCTGGATGCTGTGGGCGTGTGGAGCATTGTGGAGGATGGGTCATTTGAGATTTCGATAAATGGCCGGGAACACATGTTGCACATTGACTTCACTGGCGTAGGCACAATGGATGATGTGGCGGCACGGATTCAGAAGGTGATGAAGATTTACTGGCCCGATTCCACCTGCATCTACAATGACGATGGACAGTTTGAGCTTACGTCGGGCGATGTGGACGGCAGTACGCTTGACAGCATCGGTGCCGGAACGGGAACGGTGGACATATCCAGCGCCGTGTACACGAATATCATTGGCTCCACTCCCGAGACGGAGATATTTGCACAGCCGAGTACGATAACGCTCTTGCGGGTTCCCCTCAAGGATGATGGGACTCCACACGAGTGCTATACGCATTTCTCTATCTACGGAACACAGGATGTGGGGGTCAACGGCACCGACCCTGTGACGGGCGAGGGCAACGACACCGAGCGGTACGTGTGGCTGTATGACCTGAGAACGTGTGCAGCGTTCTACGCCTCCAAGGATGTGGACGGCACGGTAACTGCGCACAGGGGCCAGTTTGAGGCGGCTGATGTGGGAAGCCCGCTGGTGTGGGAGGATGGTGACAGGGATACCATTGCCACGTACATAGACGAGACGCACGTTACGGTAAGCAGGGCGCCTTACGTCGAAGACCAGAAAGAATATCAGGCGGCGGCGATTGGCGACGGAGAGTTTACGGTTGCTACTCAGAGCGGCGACGTTATCACGCGGGAGGGTGGCGGGGACGGGTTCTGTGACCTAACTCCCGGCACAACCATCCATTGGTCTAGTGGGTATCGGTCGATTGTCCGAGAGGTGATTGACTGCAACCATGTGCGGGTATGGGACACGGGCACGCGGGTACTTCAGGGCGTGACGTGGGCACCGCGATATCGAAACTTCAACGACCGCACGGACGATGCGGTTGTGCGGTCACGGATTAAGTTCCTGTCAATGAAAAACCGCTTGTGGGAACGGGTGCCGAACGGAAACATTGGCAGAGTGATGCCGGGGTGGATGTTCTCTGGGAACCGGGGGGCCAAGCGGTTCTACTACACGCAGCTTCCGACGGAATACCAGTACCTTGCGGGGTATTACTTTGCGGGGTATCAGTACAATGAGGATGTAAATGATGCAATACAGTCGCTTGAGGAGTTCCCGAATAGAATTGTTGCTTATTGCGCAAAAAGCGTATATGCTGGGCCGACGAATACATCTACTCCCTTTAGTGTACCTAGTACCGGCCAGTTTATCAATGTCTTGAACGGTATGCAGCCGCAGGAGGCTAACATTGGTGTACTGGATTGGGGGTCAATAGTAGATGTGGATACGGGGAAACAGATAGTTGTCACATCAGAGCCGGGAGTGCGGGTGTTTGACGGGTTTACGTTTGGGCCGAACCTTGCCGAAACGCAGGAGGGTTATGAACTGGTGATGAACTACCTCCGGGGGTGGGTGCGGGCCACGGCTTCTGCATACAAGGACGGGGTATTGTACCTGTGGGGATTGACCGAATGAAGACCTTTGGTGTGTGGCTTGGTGATGAGCCAATGCCGGAACATACGTTTGACGAGGTGATAACTTCTCTTGATGATGAGATGGAGAGGTTGTTTGAACGGTCGATGCTGCCAGACGGGGTGGACAGATGGCGGGTGATGAGTGACATTGTGCGATTCCACGAGGGCACCAAGAGGGTTGGGTGGCTGTACCATGACTTCGACTGCCGGTGGAAGGGTGAGGTTAGCGGGAAGAAAACGCGCTTTCCGGTAAGAGGGGAGGTGCGGGACTTCTTTTGTTTCTACGTGGGAAGTGATGGGATTCCTCAGCGGGTAGTGGATTGGGCATGGGAAAGGCAGAAGAAGCCGTGGGGGATATCGCTTGGCAGGGATTCAGTGTTTGCGATGATAAACAAGAAATGTACTGGTGCGGGAAAATTGCCACAGGGATCATATAGGCATGGCTAGTTACTACGCAGACTTTAGCGCAACCGGCGGCCCACATGGCGGCACCAGCGCAGATCCTTGGACTGCTTCAGAGTGGTTGTCGCACGTTGAGGGCGGCGGGGAAGCCGCTGGTTCCATATTCCGTCAATACGGAACATATTCTGGTGCAGATGTTGATATTTATATAGCAAACGACAACCAAACCCTTGATGGCTGGGGCGGCCCTGTCGCGGGCGGGTATGATGTGTGGAGGGTTCCCGGCCCATTCGACTATATTGGCGGGGGCAACAACGGAACCAATCTCAAGACTCGGCGTGGCGCATTCGGCGACATAACTGGCTCAGTAAAGACCAACATAGACGGAAGAAGATATACATGGGAGTGCTGCTATTTCTATGATGCGTCGCTTCTTTTGTTTGGGTGTTACAAGGTTGGCAGTCTTTATTTCAATGGTTGTACTTTTAATGCTCCGGTGCTTGATTTTTCTTATCAGGGCGGTCTTACCAAAAACTACGTCAATGATTGTATCATTAACGGCAGTATATTGTTGGGCTATGATGCTGTTGGCTATTGCACAGTTGTTTTTACGCGCTGCTATTTTGTTGGGAAAACACAGGCAGAGGTATTGGAGAATGTTAGGTTTCCTTCCAAGGTCACCTTTGTTGACTGTGTGTTTGAGGTTGCGCTTGATGCTGAGTTGCCCACAAGCGTGTCTTCCATAAGGGAAGGAACGCTGCGGTACTCCACGTTCTTTGGGGAAAGGCACTCTGCTGACTATACGGGGTATGACCACGGGTTCGGGTCAAACAGCCGCGAGGGGCCGGGGGCGTTCTACTTCGGGATGGGAACAGTATCAGGAACGGCCACACCGTCCTCTGGTGTGGGGCCAATGGACACGCACTTTGAGACTTCGCCAGAGGGTGATGTCGATGTACAGTGGGATTTTGGAGATGGCACGTACTCAGAGGAGTGGCAGTCTGACCACCGCTATACCGCACCCGGCAAGTACGAGGTCACGCTGACGTGGACAGACAGGCTTGGCAACACTTCGACCACGACCTTCACCATATATGTGTACGATTGGGACTACTCCGGGTCTGGAGTGTGGGCCAGCTATACCGATGAGTGTCTGCGGCTGTCGATGCACCCGGCAAAGGGGCTGGGATGGTCTGAATTCAACGGAGACGGCTGGCCGTTCCCCGAAGCACGAGTGGGGCCGCTGAAGATAATTGATGACAAGTACAAGGAGCGCCAGTTGGTTCTGGATTCCCTGCACGGAAGGGTGGTGGAGATTGGCCTGACCGAGGGGTTCAGAGACCTGGCTGGCAGCGCCTATGAGGGTGGAAATTTCTCCACGGAGATACGGTTTCCAGAGGAAATCGGGGACGCTGAACACTACTTCATGGAGTCTTTGGAACACCATGCCCATTTCAGGCCGTTCGATGAGGATGATGGGTATCTGGACGGGTTCGGGGTGGACTTCTCGCTGCTGAAAGACGGTGCCCAGAGCGACACCGTGAAGACTGAGGACATTCCCCTCACCGGAGACGTGACTCCGAGGCTTGTAGGGCCGGGGGACAGAGAGGCCCACCGTTGGCAGCCCCGCATCGTTACGAACGCCTCTGGATACCGCCTTGTGCGTCTGAGAGATTATTACGTGGTGCGCGACAAGGCATCCGGCCCAGATGACAGGGTGATGACAGAACAGGGTTGGGAACAGGACTTGGCCGACGTGTTGTTGCACATGGGCAGAAATGAGTTGAATCCGGTGCTTAACTTCGCCACGGGGGTGGATTTCTCTGGCAGTTACAGCTCTGTTGTGGCGGGGCCGGACGGACTGGAGGGTTCTGCGCTGGCTTTTGCGGGTGCTGGATTGACCTCTGCCGACTCGCTGAGTCTTGCGGGGAATTTCTCCATAGTGGCATGGGTGAACCAGATAGGCGCCACCCAGACCATACTGAATCAGGCATCGGGATTCCGGGTCAGGATTGTGGTAACTGGTACTGACTACACGTTGGAGTACAGAGATGGAAGCGGCACCTACACGTCTCCCGTGTTGAGTTGGCCTGGAACTGAATGGTCTATGTGTACAATTGTACGGTCTGGGCGAACACTAAGCATGTATCACGATGATACACTTGTGTTTTCTCAGGAGGTGACGGTGGTGACCAACACCGGGGCGGTGCAAATATTCCCGTCGGGTACGGGTTACGGATACGACATTAAGATTCTGGACGGGGCGCTTGAGGCGGGGGCTGTTGCATATCACCACAAAGATGTCACCGAGAAGGAAGGGGTGGGTACATGCCCGCTGTACTGACAGACAGAAACGAGAGTTTGCGCACGTTTCAGCCTCGCCAGATTAGTCCCAATCTGTCGTTGGAGGAGTCGTTTCGGCAGTTGAATGAGGCATACATAGAGTTGTTTGGTGAGGTGAAGCAGATGCGGCAGCTTCTATATTCTTTGGACAGAAAAATCAACAGTTGAAGGGGGTCACAAATGGCTCGGAGTAGTGTGTACAATGTGGTGATTGCGGATTCGTGTCAGACAGCGACGTACCATGCGCATCTTCCGGCTGATATGAAGCGCAATTTTGGTGAGGCCATTCCGAAGGGTGCGGTTGGTGTGAGCTGGAGTGGCAGTGGTCAGTCAAACCTGTTTTATGTACCTTATGGTGCGGGGACAGATACGAGCAAGGTGGTGTGTTTGATTGATCATGCCGACGGGGTGATTCATGCGATCAGTCCGGGGTATATCATTGATGACAATGCGTTCCAGACAACTGCTCGTAACATTGTGATTCATTACTAGGGGATAATATGGCACAGGATTGGAAAGATTCATTGCCAAAGAAGAGGCTGAGCAAGCGGTTCAAGTTCTCTTCTGGTGGTGCCCAGTCGTTGGGGAACACGGGTACTGGTGAGAATGGACGGCTTGAGCCATCCAAGCCTGTTGCCATGTTCCAGACTGCCGACGGGCCACGGATGGTACACGAGGGGGAGGACATGCAGAAGCTCCCCAACGGGGACATACAGGTGATTCCCGCGAGCCAGTCACAGCTTGGACAGTTGGAGCGACGGGGCGTGAAGGGGTATGCTCTGGGTGGAACGATGCGTTCTCACGGCGGCGGTCACCACGATGCGTTTTTGGGCAGCCAATCGGGGGTTTCTTCAAACCCGTTTAAGGCAACTCCCGAGCAGCAAACGGTGGATGCCCCGACCCTGAATCTCGGTGCGCCCGTGGCAAATGCACCAGCACCACAACAGACTGTGGACATAGCCCCGCCCCAGCAGCAGAGAACCGTTGGGCTTGGGCTTGATGTGGGTGCCCCTGTGACAACTAGCAATACCGCTGCTGGTGATGTGACTCCGACCACGACCACTCCCACCGTAGGCGAGTCTGCGGTTGCCCGTGGGCTTGGTGGGCTTGAGGCCATTGCGGCAGGTGAGTCTCCGGTAGACAGGACAATAGCCAACCGCACCCTTGGCAACCTTGGGGCACAGCAGGAAGCCGAGCGCATGGCAGCCATACAGGCGCAGGCACAGCAGGGTGTTTCTGGCCCCGCTGCACAAGCACAGCAGGCAATGCTTGGCATCACTCAGGGGTCACAAATGGGTCAGGTGGCTGGGGAGTTGGCTCAGGGTGCGCAGCAAAGAGCACAACAGGCGGTAAGAGACCTGTTGGCTGGTGGGCAAGCGCAACAGCGGTTTGAGTTTGATAAGGAGAAGTACGGGGATGAAGAGTTTACCCGCATGGCAACAGATATTGCGAACGGTATGACATTCGAGCAAGCAAAGCAAAAGTATCCTAACCTTAGCCGCGAAGATTATGAGTCAACACGTGGAACTGTTCTGTTTGAACAGGATCGGGCAAGGCTTGAGGCTGCTCGTGACGATGTTGGAACATGGGTAGACCAAATGGTGACAAGTGACCCCGAGTGGATGTCTTCCGGGAAGTGGATGACAGACCCACAGATGCAGGCAAGGTTGACCAATCTTTGGAAAGAAGAGGGAATGGATGGTGAATACAACCCCAACAACGCTGCGCATCAGGCATGGGCACAGACCCAGATAGCCCCCTATACTGTTACTCCCGAGGAAGCGGAAATAAATCGGGTGCGAAACTCGACATGGTATCAGGGACTTGATCCAGATGAACAGAACGAGGTGGATGATTTGCTTGACTTCGCTGCGACCATTTCTGTTACTCAAGGATACCAGCTTGGTCAAAATACAGATGGGTCTACATATATAATGAATGCTGATAATGAGGTTGTATATGGGAGCAGGACAAATGACCCAGGCGCGGCTCCGGGCTTGAGCAGCGAGGATGTAAATGGGTTCATTGATGCTATGGCGGATAATGGCATAACCGTTTCTCCATCCCGTGCGCGGCAGTACATGAACGAACATCCGGGCGAAGGTTATCCCACGCTGGAAGAGTTTAATGTGTGGAACTCTAGCGCGGCTGATATTAGTAATATTATGGACTACTTTAACGGTGAGCCAGATGCAATACTGAGTACCGCCGATGTGGCAAAAATTGATGAAATCAAAGCTGCCCAACTTGCAGTTGATGCCGGTACGGCCACCGACGAACAGAAGCAATTGCTTGCAAGGTTCCCGGTTGAGTTTGCCGATGGGGCAGTGTTCGAGGGCGGCAAAATGGAGAGTACTGATGATTTTCGCTTTTACGTGAGTAAGTACGGAAATCTGCATCGCCACATGGAGTACAACAACGAGATATATAGGGCATCAAGCCAAGAGGCGACGTTTACCAGCGAAATGACGGAGTGGATTAATCAAAATGCCGGAAGGATTGTGCAAATTGACGGAACGTACTATAGAATTTCAGCCACAAACCCGATTGTGAATATGACAATTCAGTCAAACGAGGTTACTTCTGGCAATGATTCCCGCACCTTTGGTGCGTCCGTTCAGGGGTTGAAGGTTGTCAATGTTGAAAGCGGTGTGGAGGAAACGCTTACCTTTGGTGCAAAATATCGTGTTGAGGATTAGTGGTGGCTTGGTTGTGGTAACTGGTGCGCCGAGGAGCGGGACATCATGGATGGTGCGGCAAGTAGCTAAGATGGGAATACCACCAGTTGCAAAACCGTTTTTGAGAGAACACGACAGGATACGAAGGTTTAATCCCGAGGGATTTTATGACAGCAAGCTCTTTGATGTGTTGGGAATGGAAATGCGGCGAGCATGTATGAAGGTGTGGGGGGGGCTTCTTTCGTTTGTGTCGCCAAGAAAGGTTTCGTTTGTCATTGTTTGTCGGCGGAATAGAGATGATACCATTAGGAGCTATGGTAACCTTCTCAAAGAATTAGGATGGTTGTTTCCCAAATGGATTGCGAGGGTGGTTGTGGACATACATCTCAATGCCATTAAAAAGTGGTGTCTTACAACAGACATTCCATACCGCATAGTTGATATGGACAACATTTCTGATGAGGTTATGACAAGCATTGGGAGGGAAATATGGCAGTAGGAACAATTATTGCGGCGGCAATTGCGGCGACAGCAACCACCGTTTCGGGCATAGCATCATCTGTCTCGTCCTCGCAGGCACAGGGAGAAGCGCGGGAAATGCACAAGGAAGAATTGGCCCGCGAAGAGGAACAGCAGGAATATGAGCGGGGGCAAACGCGCCGCGTGCTGGGACTTAAGACCCGCGAACTTGAGATGCGCGAGAGGGAGTCAATGTTTCAGCAGCGAATGACCCGAAAACAGATGAAAAAGCAAGACCAAGACAAGCTGGCAAACATGCTGCTCTTCAGAGCAAACAATGACGAGAACTTTAAGAATTCCCTTTGGGCGCGCTGGGGAAGGGGGTAGCCCGTGGCAAGCACATATAATCCCCGAGACTATGTGCAGGATTATGGTTGGATTGCACAAGCTGGGAGCCAGATTGCGGCCGGTGTTGGGGGTGCCATCAAAAACATGCCCCAATTCCGCGAACACAAGGTAAAGACGGGGGAGCTTTACAGCGGTGTTCAGAAACACGTTTACAAGATGCCCGACAAGGCTGTGCATGACATTGGCACAACAAAGGCCGAGTTGGCGAAGCTTGTTCCCAAGCCGGAAAAAAACGAAGATCCAAGAAGCTATACCAAGCGCATCTCCGAATGGTATAAGCCAATTACATCAAGGCTGGAGGCTATTGGAATATCGAAGCAGGATCTCATTTCGATGATTCCGATGGGTGCCGATATTGGAACGCTCGGTAAGGAGGCGGCACAGGAGTCCCGCACCGCACAGCTTGGGCAAGCAGCACAGGGTGCGCTGGGGGCACAGTTTAAGGGACAGGAGCCAAGCCAGCAACTGTCTGCTGATGTTGGGTTGCAGCGGGAGACTGCCCCCGGCGGGGAACCGTCTCGTTCTCAGCAATTGGGGCTTTCTGCGCCACCCACAATGCAGCCACAAATGGCAACCGCTGGCGAGGCACGAACACGCCCAGAGGCACAGCAACGCATTGCCACGACACTTGGGCAGCAGGGGGCGACACCACAAGAGATTCGTCAGCAACAGCTTGCCCTAGGCGGGGCGCTTCCAGAACAGGCGCCGTCTCCAGACGATGCTCTTATGGCTGACGTTAAGACTAAGGGTGGCATGACTTCTGCACTTGGCGCAAACACATACATTTTTGGGAAAACCGAAGAGCTTGGTAGGTCAGAAGCCAAGGCCAAGGGTGTGAAGAAGGTGCTGGATCAAGTAAGCAAAGACCCAATGATTCTGTCAGATCCCAAGAAGCGGCAAAAGCTCATTGCCGAAGCAAAGCCCCTTGGTTTGTGGGATAATGATGGTGGCCTTGCCAGCAAGGAAACTATGCTTGAAATTTTGACTTCTGAAGAGGAGAATGTTGAGCGCCTGAAAGGAGATGTAAAGGCTGCGGAGGAGCAGAAAAACCAGGCGGTACACGGAAAAACAAAACAGCCCACACCCAAGACGGCAACACCAAAGTCTGCTCCGGCAGCGGAAGCTACGCTTAGCACCATTGTGAACCGCGAACTTGGTAATATATTTCCCAACGATGTTGAGTTCAGCAAGGATGATTTTGGTCGTATACAGCGCGTAGTAAAGCCCAATACGATGGCCGCACAGATTGCCGGAGACGTGGAGTTGCTCAATGCATTTAGGTATATCGTGGCGAAAGAAAATGCACGGGCGGCACGAATACCACAGCCTACGCCGGAGGCCATCGAACGGGTTAAGGCGATGATGGGTGGGGGTAAGGGAGAAGGGTTTTAGTGGCCCGACAGGATAATTTTCTTTCAGCAGCCGCAGGGCTGTCTGCATATTCGGGGTGGTCTCCTGACGAGATTCGCACCAATGTCACCGATGTGCTTTCTTCGGGGGATACGCAACGAATTGGCGGTCTGACCCAAGCTCTGTCTGCGCTTAAGCCATATGGTGGCTGGGGGTCGGAAGAGATAGAGAGCAATCTTCGGACGCTGTTTCCTCAAACAGAAATCCCGCAGCCCACGTTTCGTGACACCACGCCACAGATAGAACCAGCCATTGCATCCAGCACGGCAGTGGACATACAGCCTACAATTCCGCAGCCAACCGAAGAGCAAGTTGCAGAAAGCATTATGATTCCTGCTGCCCATGCCGGTGCGCGTGGGGCGGCGGAAGCCGTGGCGGCAGAACCGCCGCCAACTGAAGAGATGGGGCCGGAAGACATACCTCTCCCCGAGCTTGAAAAGCCAATGCAGGGGCCCGGTGGAGAGGTGCCGGGAACGCCCCAAACATATGACATGTATCTTGCCAGTCTTCCAAAAGAAGACCGCGAGAAGATAGAAAACGACGCACGGTATGAGGCCTACTGGCACGAGTTTGGAAAGATAGGGTCTGTGTCGGCAGGGCTTGCTGCATCAATTCCGTTTTTGAATCAGATAAGCGATGAGGAGAAAGCAGAATTTCTGTCAATGAACCCAGAGTTGTTTATGGCTGGGCAACTTGGTGGAACGGTTCTTCAGTCCATAGGGCTGGCAGGGTTGGTTGGAAAGGGTTTGCAGGCAATTCCGGCCATTGCAAAGTCCCCCCTGCTTGTGCAAGCCATTACGAGGGCAACCGTTGCGGGCGGGCTGTCCGGGGCTCGCGGTGTTGATGAGGCAATCCGTGGCAAGGGCACTTTGGCAGAAGCTGTTGGCGATGCGGTGCGTGGTGCTGGCGCTGGACTTGTTTCGATTGTTCCTGAGGTTTTTGCTCCCGCGAACGCCATACAGCTAATTGCGCAGCCCCTTGCCGATCTTGTGTACGATGTTGGGGTTGGTGCCGTGTCTGGCGAGGATGTTGGAAGCGACGATTGGTGGAAGAACGAGCTTTTGAACCTTGCCATATCTGAAGGGTTTGCCATTCGCGATGTGGCTTCAGGGGCCAAGTTCAAAGCCACTCAGGGAGCACAGAGAGCAGAGGTACAGAAATGGCTAAAGGGCAAGGGTGGTGATGGGTTTGAAATTCTCGACAAACTAGACTTGCCAAGACCAACTCCGGGAGATGAACAGCGCCCGACAGAAACAAAAATTGGTGAACCTACAAAGAGCGTTGCAGAAACAAAGCCAGAAGAAGAGGAGCCTACGTTTGATGTTGGGACTGCTGGGGCTGACGCGACAAACCCGACAAAGGTACAGGTGCCTGCCGACCTTCAAGAAAGGGTCGTATTTGGGAAGGTTGAAGTTTCTCCCGCACAGAAAGACAAACTTACAGGTCTCCCCAATAACTCAGTAACCAAGACACAGGTAGATGCTGTTGCTGATGATGATTGGACAATCAGCATAGATGGGGATAAGTTCAAGGCTGTGAACGATACCCAAGGCCACAAGGCCGGGGATAACGTAATCACACAGATAGGTGCATTGTTTCACAAGCACTTTGGCCAGTTTGATGATGTTTTCTATGGTCGAGAGGGTGGTGAGGAATTTTTTGGGAACCTCGGCAAGGAGCTTACCCCAGAAAAATTAGCCGCTGCGCAGGCTTTTTTGGAGGAGGCACCAGACGCAATACGCATTGGAAATGACCCGTTTACACTATCTATGGGCATCGGGAAGGGTAACTATACCACAGAGGGTGGTGATAAGGCCCTTGTGAGCGATAGGGCATCCTTTATGGCCAAGGATAGTGGAAGAAATCAATTAGTTGTTGACAAAGATGGTGTTGCAGAATACATTAAGGGGAAGGAGGTTGGCCGCAAGCAATATGTGGTTGACTTCAGCCGTAAACAAGCGAAGGAGGCCATAGATGAACTTGCCAAGGCGGGTGAAATTGACGCCGCAACAGCTAAAAGACTACGGGGAGAGGTCGATAGAGGCCAAGAAGGCCCGAAGACTGGCGGACAAAGAGTATCAGAGACAGCGCCAGGGGAGCCAGTAAAGCCACCGAAGACACCCACCGCTGCAAAGAAGCCCCCCGCTGGTGATGGCAACCAGAAAGAGCGTAGCTTCCCCAAGACGGCCGAGAAGAAGGGTCGTGTTGGCGGTACTGACAAGCTGTATACCCCACAATCCAATGCGGAATCGATTAAACGGGCCGATGCTCTTATCGAAGAGCGCGGCCTTGTCGGTGCTGAAGAATGGGTCAAGTCTGACGAATCTAAAGGTGCAGACAAGACTGTTGTTGCCCTAAGGCTGATTGATCATTATCAAACTAGTGCGGGCAAGGTAGAGGGCGCAAAATCTGAAGCCAATATGCAGAAGGCAATGGATATTGCTTCTGAGACTGCGCGGGCATTGACTAGTGCTGGTCAGGAGATTCAGGCGGTTCGTGTTCTCAGCAAGATTGCCCCAGAAACATTTCTTACCTCCGCGCAGAAACAGATTGACCGGGTAAACCGTCAGCGGCCCAAGGCACGCCAGCTTATTCTCAAGACCGAAGACGCACGCAAGATTACTCGTCTTGCCAAAGAGGCCCAGACGTGGGATACGCTGGACAAGGAAACACAGAACACAGTAAAGGCTATTCAGAAGGTGCTGGATACAGGCGAGGTTACTGTTGCTGACATTAACTCGCTGAAAACCCTTCAGGCAAGAATCCGTGATGCGGTTGGTGTTGAGCCACGATCTCCCAAGCCAAGGGCCACCCCAAAGAAGCCAAGTCTAAATTCCATGCTTCAGTCGCGGCTTAGCGACATGGCTGCGGAACGCATGGCTAAGTACAAGAAGGCCGAGCAGGAGATTCGGCTTCGTGCAGGTCTCCCGGCAGAAGAAATGGCAGACATGTCTATTATTGGTGCTGCCAAGCTTGCGGAGACGGGCCTGAGGTTTGTTGAGTGGTCGAAGTCGATGGTGTCTGATTTGGGTGAGGACATAAAGCCACACCTCAAGAAGATATACAGACGTGCTCAGTCGGCCCTGAAAACCGAGCGTGCCCGCACTCGAAAACTGTGGGAACAGGCTACGGCGATTGACAGGATATTGAAGAGGCTTGAGGCCAACGAGATGGTGCCCGAAGACATGCTGGTTGATTTTCAGACCCGTCTTGCTGAGGCAGAGCAACTTACGGGCGAGGCGCGAACAGAGGCTGTGCTGGAAACCCAGCAGGCTATTGAAATGCTGAAGCCGGTTGGGTTGTTGAGGAAAGTGTCTACTATTCAAACCCTTGCCCAGCTTCTCAATGTTAAGACATTGGGCAGAAACATTATTGGTAATGCCCTGATGCAGGGTGCCGAGCGTGTTTCGTCTGTTGTTGGAACGCCGATAGACATTGTGGTTTCAAAAGCAACGGGCAAGCGGTCTGTGACGCTACGGCGTGGTGGGGTAAAGGCATTGGAGGAAATGTACAAGGGTCTTATGTTTGCAACCCGCAGGGCATGGAAGGGGCTTCCTCAAGGCGATATTGAAACAAAGTATTCGCTTAAAGCCCCGGCATTCAGGACTGATGCTGAGGGTAAGTTCAAGTATGCCGAGAGGGCTGTGGCATATATGGAGCGGGCACTTGGGGTGGTTCTTGGTGCTACTGACCGAGCGGTGGTGGAGTCTGCCAAAAACAGAACACTTGGTGAATTGGCGGAACTTGCAGCAATAAACAATCGTATTCCCAAGGCAGAGCGCACAGAGTATGTACAAAACTGGATAAAGAATGCATCAGATGAGGCAATAGACTTGTCTCACGAGTACGGCAAATATGTGACCTTTCAGGACGATAATTTTCTTGCTGATGCGGCAACAAAACTCAAAAGAGACATCCTGAATGTTAAAAAAGACTTCGGGATTGGTGATTTGATTCTTAAGTATCCCAAGACCCCCTCTAACCTTGTGAACCGTGCCTTTGCCTACTCTCCCGCAGGGTTTGTGAAGTCCATGTACCATCTTGCCAAGGCCATCCCTGCGTTCGGGGGCGAGTTTGATCAGCGGGCGTTTGTTCAGTCCATGTCTCGTGCCCTTGTCGGCACGGCTGGACTAACGGGGATGGGATATGCGCTGTACAATCTGGGGGTTATTACTGGGGATGCGGAGAACTACAGCGTAAGCGCCTTTGAGCGCGAGCAGACGGGTGGTGGCCCCTTCCGCATAAACACCTCGGCGCTGATGCGGTGGGCGCAGTCCGGGTTTAAGGGAACAGATGTGCTCAAGAAAAGACAGGGCGATACAATGGTGTCATATGATTGGGCACAGCCTCTTGCCATTTCTCTTTCAATGGGCGCAAACTGGCAGCAGACTATTCAAGATGAATACATTAAGAAGGGCGACTACGGTTCTCTTCTGGGAAATATGGTGGACTTGTTTAGTGCTGGGGCGCAGTCGTTTGCTGAGTTGCCGATGTTGACCGGTCTTCAGACATTGTTTGGCAGGGGGGTGCCGGGAGACGAGGGGCGTCAGGCAATTCGCGCATTTGAGCGAGTTTTTGAACAGGCGCCATCTTCGTTTGTTCCCACATTCGTGTACCAGATACGACAGGTAATGGACAACACCGCACGAGAAAAACATGACCCAAACCCGTTCCGCAAAGCCCTTAATGGTGCCATTAACAAGCTTCCGTTTGTTGAAAAGATGCTGCCGGAAGCATACAACACGCTGGGTCTGAAAAAGAAGGAAATCTACAAGGGTGGAACCAATTCGTTGTTCAACGTGTTTTTTAACCCCGCGTTTGTGACTAAGTACGAAGTTGATCCAATGGTGCAGATGATACTTGAACCATATGTGGCAGAACGCAGAACGGGGCAGTTGCCGAGAAGGGCGCCGAGAAAAATTACTTATAGTGTGGACCGCTTCAAGGGCATTGCCAAGCTAGACGAGTTGACACAAGACAAGCTTGCGGAGATTGGTGCTTCTCGGACAAAAGACAACGTGGTGATGAATCTGGATGCCAAAGACATTTCCGAACTCCAGAGATTTATGGCCGCGCTCACCACGAAACAGTTGCAGAATGTCAACAGGGGTGCCCTTAAGAAGAAAACACCAGAACAGCAGGAGAAGATATTGGCTAAGAGCATACAACATGTATCCCAAATGGCACGCTTGCAGTATCTCCAGAAGAAGGCGGGAATAATCAAGAGATATACATTGCCCAAGGAGGCACAATGAATCTCCCGAAGAACGGCACGCTTGCTTGGATAAAACTGCTTGTCCCGTTTTTTCTGTTGGCCATATCTTTTGCGGCGTGGTGCGGGAGGCTTGAGGCGCGGCTGACCAACGAGATGGAGTTGCGCCACAATACCGATCAGGGCATAGAGTATGTCAGGCGACAGAACGTGCAAATACTGCAAGAGATTGCCGGAGTGAAAGCGCATTTGGAGCACCTGAAATACCATGACTGTAAATAGAATACCGCTGAGGAATTGGTCTGAGATTGAGTTTGAGCTTGCCAAGATTCGGGGCGAGCTTGATCGTCTTGGCGTGGCCTCGGAGCAGTCTTCCCGTGGCTGGTTCCAACAGTTGCACGTCAGAGACAGGGCACAGTTCCTTGGCGTTGCGGCAGGTGGATATCTCAGGCTCGATGCCAACAACTACCTTGAGCAAGTTCCCGCCGGAATAGGAGAAGCCAACACGGCGTCCAATGTTGGCGTGGGGGGCGTTGGGCTTTACAATGCCAAGGTCGGTGTTGACCTCCAGTTCAGAAACATCAACGCTGCTTCTGCCAGACTCTCGGTTGCGCTTGATGCGCCCAACAATGAGGTGGATTTGGATGTCGTCGAGGCCCAGATAAATCACGACAACCTTGGCACTAGAACACATGACGGTGACACCTTGCAATTGGACGGAGTGACCAGCAACGGTGGAGCATTCAACTTTACCACTTCGGGCACGCTTACCTTTTCTAATACGGTGGCGCTGTCTACGTGTATTAATGCTGCTGGGGATACCGACAAGTTCCTTGTGTTGGATGGTGCCGACAACGTGGACTTCCGCACCGGCGCGGAGGTGCTGAGCGACATAGGTGGTGCTGCGGCTGTCCACACTCACGACGGCGATACGTTGCAGTTGGACGGGGTAAACAGCGACGGTGGGGCGTTCTCATTCAACACGACAGGTGCGGTGACGTTCAACCAAGACGTGAACACCCAGAATCTCGGAGTGACGGGCAACATCACGGTTACCGGAACGGTTGATGGTGTGGACGTTGCAGATCACCATGCCCGCCACGAAAACGGCGGTGCGGACGAGATAGATGTTGGCGGGCTGTCGGGAGAGTTGGCTGACGCGCAGCCGGTGGCTGTGAGCAAGAATAGCGGGGCCATCGTTGGAACGCGAAGCGAATTGAACTTCATTGAGGGCGCAAACATCACGCTGACTATCGCCGACGATGCTGGCAATGATGAGGTGGACATTACCATAGCGGCGGCTGGGGGCGGAGCGCACGATTTGCTGAGTGCCACACACTCCGATACTGCTGCCGATGCAGTCACCCGTGGGTCGCTTATCTATGGTAACGCAACGCCCAAGTGGGATGAGTTGGTGGTTGGCGCGGCCAACTCCGTACTTGTTACCGATGGCACAGATGTGTCGTGGGACAACACGCCAACTATCGACGGCCTGACGATGGCTGGCGACATTGCGATGGGCGGCAACTCCATCACCGGAGTGAATCAGGTGGACGGGGTGGACGTGAGCGATCATCACGCACGTCACGAGAACGGTGGGGCTGATGAGATAAGCGTGGCCGGATTGTCCGGTGTCCTTGCTGATGCACAGACGCCCGCCGCCCACGTCCACGACGGTGACACGTTGGAACACGACGCTGTGAACAGCAACGGTGGTGACTTCGATTTCACGACTACTGGAGACATACGACACATTGTTGGTGTGGGAAATGCGTTTGTGTTGACCGACGTGGTTACGGACGATACGGACAAGCGACCGGCAATCAGGGCAGAGCAGTACGATTCCACGGGAGAACCGGAGGGGTTTACTGTCATATATGTTGAGGGGAAGGCGTGAGCAAAGTATCCATAATTATCCCCGGTCGATATGAGCGGTATTTCCAGCCCACGGTGGACTCTGTGTTGGAGTCTGCTGTTGGTGATGTGGAAGTCATCGCCATTGTGGACGAGCAGGAATGGGATGTACCGCTGCAATCTGATGATCCACGGGTGAAAATCATTCGCTTGGAGAAGGCCATTGGACAGCGGGCGGCGTACAACCTCGGCGTGCGGGAGTCAACGGGCGAATACGTGATGAAGATAGACGCCCACGCGCTACTCTCCAAGGGGTTCGATGAGGAGCTGAAGAAGTGCTGTGGGGAGAAGGACGTGGTACTCCCCGAGATGCGGCGGCTGGATGTACACGAGTGGAAGCCGAAGCGCGGTGGGGAAACGGTACATATGTACTTTGGGCTGGATCTGTACTGCCACTATTGGCGCAAAGCGAACACCGAGGACTACCCAGAGGTAATGACAGGGCAGGGGTCATGCTGGTTCTGTCGGCGGGAGTGGAACGACCACATTGGGCTGCTCGATGAGGCGGTGGGGTCGTGGGGTAACGTCGGCATAGAGGTTTCTTTGCGGACATGGCTGTGTGGCGGCAGGCAAATCTGCTGCACCAAAGCGTGGCAGGCGCACTATTTCCGCAAGGACGATGGGGGGTTCCCGTATCATCTGACGGGCAGGGACGTTCATAAGGCCCACAAGTACACATGGAATAACTACTACTTCAAGGACGATGCTTTCACGAATCAGACGCGGCCTTTCAGGTGGCTGATACAGAAGTTTGAGCCGCCGGGGTGGGAGGCATATCTGGTGGACTGCTTTGAGTCTCCGAGGGTGATAGTGTACTACACGGATTCGCAGCTTGTGGAACACCTGGCGGCAGCCGTGCGGAAACGCTTGAAGAAGGTGTGTGGGCCGATACCGATTGTGAGCGTGTCTCAGGAGCCGCTGGGGTTTGGCAAGAACGTGTGTGTGGGTGAACAGCCGCGCATATACAAGAGCGTCTACGAGGCCATGCTGGCAGGCGTGAAGGCAACCCCGCCGGGAAGCATCGTGTATCTGGCTGAACACGATGTGTTCTACCACCCGTCACACTTCGCGTTTCTGCCGCCGGAGCGGGGGACGCTGTATTTCAATGAGAACCGCTACTACTACACACGGGGACACGGGAAATTTGAGAAGGCGCGTGGGAAGGTGGCGTTGTCTCAATGTGTGGCATGGCGCGAGGACTTGATACAGCACGCCGAGGAGCGGCTGGCGGTGGCGCCAGAGGACATTACCGAAAGCTTTTCCGCATGGCAGGAGCGGACTGCGCTGAAGACGGTTACGTTCTCATCGAACCGCCCGAACGTGGACGTCCTGCACGGGGCCAACCTGACCCTCAAGGGGCGGAAGAAACTGCGGTACATGCAGGGTGAGGGCGGCACGGTTCGCGACCTTCCGGGGTGGGGCAGGCCGCCACACTTCTGTTCTGTTGTGGGGTACTCGACGGATGATTTGCACATTGTGCTGCACGAGAAATTTGAGCGGCTGCTGCCACAGGTGTCTCCCATACGGTGCCCGAAACTGAAGCGCGACTGGCTGCCGAAGATGTTTGCAATGGCTGGCAAGCGGGGTGCGGAGGTGGGGGTGCGGGATGGTGCGTACTCGGAACTGATATGCCAAGCTGTTCGTGGGGAGCATATCTGCGTGGACATCTGGGACGAGTATTACCACTTCGACAAAGAATACGGCAGGAAGAACCTTGAGGCGTGCCGGGAAAGGCTGAAGCCGTATGGTGTGCGGTACATAGAGAAGCCAAGCGTTGAGGCGGCGGCAGAGATAGAGGACGAGTCTTTGGACTACGTGTACGTCGATGCTGACCATCGGTTTGACTGGGTGATGGAAGACTTGATAGCGTGGGGCCGGAAGGTGCGCCCCGGCGGTGTGATTGCGGGGCATGACTACTATCGGTTCCGCAACGCGGGCGTGGTGGATGCGGTGGACTTGTACACTCGGATGCACGATGTGCGCGAGTGGTTTGTGACCGACGAGAAGGAATCTAGCTTTTTCTGGGTGAAATAATGGCAACCGACTATCTATTTGCAACATTCAAACGGGGGACGCAGGAGACTGCGCCGGGCAAAGAGCATCTGGGGATGTGGGACCGGATGCTTGTTGACTGGATAGATCCCGATGTGTATCCCGTGAAGCACTCGGAGTGGATGCAGAAGTGCTTTTTGATTCTGCGGGTGAAGCGGGATCTGCGGGACATGCTGGTGCAGGGGTGCCAAGCCACCCACGACACCATAGAGGACACGTTTAAGGTCGAGGACTACCGGGCGCGGCAGTTGTCGATAGACGTGGACACGGTGAAGGCTGCTCTGTCCATGTCGGATCTGACCGACAAGATGGCGAGCAAAGACGCCATCCAGATAGTGGACGCGACGAGCCTCGGTGAGAGCCTGTTCAAGAGTTCCACGCTCATTGCCCCGACGGCGCGTGACGTGATGGCGGTTACCAATGGTAATTACACCATAGGCTCCGGTGGTGGGGATAGCTATGCCACCTGGGCAGCCTTCGCCGCCGACATCGGAAGTCCGCTCGATGGCAACCTAACAGGCACACAGACCACAGATGTGACGGAGACGGCGCAATCAACGACCACCGAAAGCCTCAACGCGCACAAGTTCAAGTGTACATCCGACAGTTCGCCCGAAGGAAATCCAACTGCGGGACACAAAACCACCCTCGGCGATCACCATTGGATGCAGTTTGAGTGTGAGGGTGGCGGCGAGGTTGAGGTATGTGATCTCAGGTGTGACCATGCTTCTGCGTCCGGTGGCAACCGGCACTGTATTGCATGGATAACCGTTACCACTGGCTGGACTGGATATTTCCATGACAACATGCTGGACAAGGCCGGTGGGCGCGGGTTTGGTATACACGATGCCGATGCTCAACCGACGTGTTATGTGTGGAATAATGTCATATGGGGCGGCCGAGAGGGTGCTGGTGATGCTGTAGGTCTGAAGTCACACACTACCCTGCACGGTGGGTTCGAGATTGTTGAAAACAACACCATCTACGACATGGAAACCAGCGGTGTTGACGCCCAGGGTGACGATCCAACCTACCGCAACAACGCCGTGTATGACAACGGCACCGACTTTGCGAACATCGGCGCTGCCACCGGCTACAACAACGCCGACAGCGACGGCACGGCAGCGGATGTCAACTGGAGCGACGGCAGCGACAACCTGACCAACCAGACCGCCGCAGATGATTTCGTCTCCACCGATGACACGAACGCCAGCTTCCTCGACATTGACCCGACAGGTGCTCTCAATGGCGCTGGAAACAGTACCATTTTGGGCGACAACACCGCTGGTATTCGTGGTAGGGCACGCCCGAATAACGATGGTGGCTATTCCATCGGTGCGGCGGAGGCAGACTACGGCAGCTCGTCGGGCAGCGCTTCGGGTTCGGCTTCGGGCAGCGCTAGTGGCAGTGCAAGCGGATCTGCCTCTGGCAGCGCTAGTGGCAGCGCGTCAGGCAGCGCCAGCGGCAGCGCATCGGGGAGTGCCAGCGGGTCGGCCAGCGGGTCGGCCAGCGGGTCAGCTAGTGGATCGGCCAGTGGGTCGGCTTCAGCCTCCGGCGGCTCTGGGTCGGCTTCGGAATCAGCCAGCGAATCGGCCTCGGAATCTGCGTCCGGGTCTGCCAGCGAGTCGGCATCACCCTCCCCTGAGAACATCATTAACATTGGTGGCGGTGATGCGAATGCTAACGCCGCAACAACTATCCGCATGTGGACTGCTGCCGACACCACCACGCGCACAGGCACCAAGCGGGTGGAGTTGGATGATACTACCATAAAGTTCCTGCTGAATACGGCCATCGGCGATGTAAACCCCGACACTCTGCTGCATGTGTATGGTGGGTCGGCGGGAGCAGTTGCTGCTGTTGCGAACACCGTTCTTGCGGTGGAGGATGATACCACCGCCCTGATTAGTGTGCTTGCGCCGGATGCCAATTATTCCGGACTTGTCTTCGGCGCTGCCAGTGACAATGATGCGGCCACAATGTTTTTGGACTACACCAACACAGTGGTTGAACACCGGGTTGGCGGCACGGGTGGAACTTTGCACTATCAGTGGCACCTGTCGGGCATTCATAGTTTCTATGGTTCACAGATATTCTACGAGTCTACGGGTGTGGGTGCCGAGGAGGTTTTGCGTATTGCTGGAAACTTCATTACCATAAACGAGGACAGCAAAGACATAGATTTTCGTGTAGAAACAAATGGTGATACCCACATGCTGTTCTCCGACGGGGGCAACGACAAGCTCTGCGTGTCTACCAATACGGGGCTGGCGGCAAAGTTGACCATCGTGCAGGACGATGCTTCGGGCGAGTCGTGCCTGTCGCTGGATCAGGATGACGAGTCGGAGGGCTTTATAGATTTCGTGGGAAGCGACACGGGGTCATGTCCTACGGCAACCACCAATAGCACCGCATCTGTACGGGTAGAATTGAATGGAACCGTGTACCGCGTCCCCTTGTTTGACGATGCTTAAGATATGCACACCTCTGTACAAGAAGGCACACCCCCGTATGCGACGGGCGGTGAAACGAACGGGGTTGCGATGGGAAACGTGTACGGGGCCGCACATCTGGAGGAACAGGAATAACCTGGTTGGAGGTGCAGAGTGGTATCTGTTCTGGGATGCTGACATTGTGCCTGCCGATCCCCGGAGGGCCATACGACAGCTTCTCAACAGGAAGCGGTCAATAGTCGGTGGTGCCTACATACAGAGGGGGGCGGAGCACTATTGCGCTGCGGTAAACGACAGGGGGCATGTGTCACAGAACAGCACGGGCATTCATTCTGTTGATTGGGTGGGGGCTGGTTTTTTGTTGGTGCATCAGAGCGTTTTTGATACGTGTCCGAAGCCGTGGTTTCGGCACGAGTTTGTGGGAGACGATCAGACGCCAGAGGACATAGGGTTTTGCATGAATGCTCGCCGCAACGGGTTTAAGGTGTATGTGGACTGTGATGTGAAACTGGAACACATAGGAGGATAATGTGGCTGAAGAAGACATCCGCACCCGCGAAGAGCTACTGATTGAGCAGTGTGAGGTTTTCAAAAAACGGGAGCAGTTGAGGAGCAACATTGCACAAGCCCAAAACATGATACGGGAGTGCAATCAGAAGATTGTTGAACTGGAGCAGGTGTTGCAGAAAAAGGAGTCAAAATAAATGGCAGTCAATGTATGGAGCGCAGCGGGAGCGGGCAACTGGAGCGCAGGGGGCAACTGGAGCCTCGGCCATGCCCCGCAGGCCGGTGAGGACGTGCTGTTCGACAACACAAGCGTGCAGAACTGCACCGTGGACGTAGCCGACTTTTTGACTATTCTCGGGGATTTGACAGTAGCAGACACATACACGGGCACTGTCTCAGCAGCGGCGGCCAAAGTGTTTGTTGTTGGCGGAGATGTGTACTTGGGCACCGGAGTAACGTGGAGCTGGAATACTGCCGCCACACTACGCCTCAAGCCAGTCGGGGCGCAGACTATCGAAACAAATGGCAACGGCGGGCACACCATTACTGGTGTGGCTGGTGCTGGTGGTTCGATGCAATTAGTAGATGCGTTGAACATGACAACTTGCAACATGACCGGATTTCCGTGGGACCAAAACGGGCAAGACATTATCGCGTCTGGTAATTTGTCTATTACTGCCGCAGGGTGTACGTGGGATGGTGACATCAGTTGTTCTGGTATGTTCGTGAGCCTCAACAGTAGCAACGTCACTGGTTCGCTCACATTGTCTTCTACTGCATCAATCACCGTTTCTGGGTCGGTGACCGTTGCGCGGCTGATATTGTCTGCCGGAGAAACGTACACCATTTGGAGTGGTGCCAATGTACTGACCATTGGATCATACACAGCGGGCGACTGGGACGGAGCGACACTACAGGGTAACGCGGGCTTCGATTGGAACATGTCGGCCCCTGCTGGTATGGTCGTATCCAACATGGCGGTGGCAGACAGCAACAACTCGGGTGCGGCTATTGACGCCTCTGACGGTACGAACACAGACAATGGCGACAACACGGGGTGGAATTTTGTCGCTCCCGCTCCCCCCGCAACCGCCAGCACCCCCAAACAGTCAAAGTGCAGCATTGGCATAGGAATTGGCATATGATTGGCTACCCTGAACACTACGATGTGAAGCCGCCGGGCCGTGATGGCCGGGTGTGGACTGTTCAGAATCCTGATGGGAAGTTTGGCTACAATTACAGGGGCGTGAGAATCATTCCCAGAGACGGGTTTAAGACCGATTTCGCGTCAATCCCGCGTATTGCTTGGAGACTGATTGGGCCGCCGACAGGATATGGCAAAAAGGCTAACTACGGGCCTGCTGCTGTCATTCACGACGTTTGTTACGTGACTCGGGTGATGGGCAGCGACCCCAACGGGCGCAAGCTGGCTGACAAGGTGATGCTGGCGGCCATGAAGGACTTGGGGGTGTCCTTGTGGAGGCGGCGGCTGATGTACCGGATTCTGCGCCTGTTTGGGAGAAGGTACTATGGGCGCGGAGAGTGTGAATTTCCCTAGTCCTTGTCGAGTTCTATGTGGATATGGTTTCCTTCGGGCACCACGTCAAAGTCGGTGCCCAATTTGTTGCCCAGTCTTTGGATAACTTCAGCCCTGTCCATGTGGTCAATTTTGGGCCAGCGGATGTCGAATGCCCTTCCTGATGGGTGCAGGCTGCCAATTCCGTGGGTTCCCTCGCGGACTGAAGTGATGAACAGGTCATTATCGTAGGCGTGATACCACTTCTCGACCAGCCGCAACCCCTCGGCAGTCTCTGTGGTCAGTTCGCCGTAAACTCCGAGCTTGTAAAATGTACTCATTTATGAAACTCCTTCTGCTGCGACGAGCACAAGCGGTGTTTTCAGCCAATCTATGTCTTCAGGGACACAGATTACGGCAAGGTCGCACTTGTTGATTTCTTCTTTTGGGACACCCACGTAGAGGTGATTGCCGTTGTTGATGGAAAAATCGGTACTTTCGTCGCGCTTGGGGTCATATACGACCACCTCGTACTTGTCGTTGAAAAAGGCCGCCATTTCCTTGCCCACATCCCCATAGCCAACAATGCCAACCATCATTTCATGTCCTCCGCGTCTTCGATGAACCTGTCGATGATTTGCTGCACATCTTCAGGGGTTTGTGCAATCTGCCACGGTAGCTCCCGTGCCTGTACCTTCTGCTGCCCGTGGAGGCCAGTCTTGGTTTTTAGCTCAAGACTAAGGGCCAAGCTGTGCCTGTCGTTGATGGGTATAAGCACGGTACAGTCAGGAAGGCCCCCCAGAGCCTTTCTGAGCCCCCACAGCACTCCGGGGTATGTCTTGGACAGGGCACGGTGTAGGACGCCCCAGAGACGGTCTGGGAGGCGTATATACGAAAGCCCCTTGGCAGCAAGGTAATCGTCGGTGAATTTCTGCAATGCCGCCTCGGGCATTTTCACCTTGCGGGTGGATTTGCGGGCGTAGCGGCCTGCCTGCTGGCGCTTAGTCAGCATTTGCTGCCTGTCTTTCTTTTTGCCAAAACCGCCGCGCTTCGTTGTTTAAGTGCTCATCTAGGCGCTTCATCGCTTCTATTTCGCGCTCTTTGGTAGGCAGATTTTCTTCGATCAGGCTGACAACGTAGCCGCCAATCTTAAACCCCTCTTTTCTAATCCTTTTTAACCGTGCGTGTAGTTCGTCTGGCATTCTCAGAGTAAGCATTTTCATCATTTTCTCCTTGCAAATGTGCGACATCTTTTGTATATTAAGATACCACATTCCACAGGAGATGTCAACCATGAAACACACAAAAGAATGGAAATCGTGTTCAAAACTGTGGTATGTGCCTTGGCCCAAGGGTCGAGACAGGGAAAAAATGCTTGGATATGTGCGTGATAATATTAAGCTTGCCAAAAAAAATCCCCATGAATTACGTGTGTATTCTGTGTTGAAGACCGAATTTTGTCATATGAAGTTTGGATGGCAAAAGTGGTTGGCATTTCGCATCTTTGATTTTTGGTCACACAAATACGGATGTGTTGTTGAGGTTGATGGGGCCACGCACGACCCCATTAAAGATTATCTGAGAGACGAGGCATTTTTTAGGCGATATGCCATTATTACCCTGCGTGTTCGCAACGGCCACCAAGAAGACATTAATTGGCTTCGGCGCGTCCTTCCTCGGCTTGGGACTTGGAAAACGCGCCATCGAAACATGGGTATTGGCATAGACGCAACGCGCTTGTCGGAACATCATGGCGTGAGCCTCTTGAAACAATTTATTAACTCTCTACATTCCGAAAGTATTCGACCAAACTATGCCCCAGAGCATGTCCTGCCAGCAAAGAAAAGGCACCCTCGCCTTCAAAAGATTTCCGGTGGGAAAAAACGCGTTCGTATTCCCTTTCACCGCAAGCTGAATTTGTATTAGTGCGCTGCCTTTTCGTGGTTCGGCCCGCTCATGCGTTCTCTTCCCCCCCGGTGGCGGTCTCGACAATTCTGCACAGCGCAGCGCCCAGCAACGTAGTTGCTGCCTACAGTTCGCCACTGTTGACCATTGATATGATTTTTTCCATCCTTTGGCGGTAATGCTCTCTGAAATTCTCCTCACCTTCCCCGCCTAATGCAAGAAATTCGCACCATAGTTCAGAACGGAGTTTTTGGGACATGGATTGGCGATCTCCGGGGCGTTTGGGTACATCTGGCACCACTTCGTGGTGAGCGCTACGCTGTGTAGCCTCCACGGACACCTTCAGGGGTTGGCCCCGAACCTGCACCAGATACAGCGCCTGCGCCAATGAGGACTCGGGGATGTCGAAGATGACCCGTGCCCCGTCCCCACCGGAAATCTGTAACCCCCGCTGTATCGTGGGGATTGATGCCTCAAAGGTTATCACCTACCACCCCTCCCAGCTATTCTCGGCCCCCGCACCGGGCTTATCCTGAGACTCCACGGGGTCACCGACAGCAAAACTCCAATACGGGCCACCCTTCCCGGTTTTCTTCCAGCCGGAGAGCCAGTATTCGGTGCCGCCGACGTTGATTCTGCCCTTACCGTCGGGCTGGTTCTCAGTCTTCTTGTCGGCATTGCGGAACATGATGCCTGAGTTATCCTTCTGCTTGTTCACTCGTTACCTCCCACGAGAATGTGTTTTGCTTGGTCTATCAGGGTGTCCGGCGGGAAATACCACCACTCACCATTGTCATCCTTCGTCTTTGGCACACCGACACGCCGCTGTTTCACGCCGCGCACGTACCCAAAACCGTCAATGTCTCCGAGCGCATACAGGTAGCGCCCAATGCCGTGGTGTACAGCAGCTCGCCGCAGCGCCTCAGAACAGCCCCCCTTGAACGCCTCAATCGTGGTGTACTGCGCCCCGTCGGTCTTCCAGATCCATGCGGATTCTGATTCTTCCTTGTTAGTGTATATTCGTATTCCCAACGAGCACAAAATACCATTTGGGCAGGCTTCCATCTTGGTCTGCCAGCTAAACGCTCCCACAATACGGTCAAGGCGCTCCATGACATCCCGTGCATCTATGTACGCCAGCAGCATACAGGTGGGCCGATTGTCGCTCCAGTATGGCCCGCCGCCGATTCTCCAGCGCACATTGTCCACCTCAAACGGTGCCGCAAGAGCCGATGCAATTGATTCTGTCACTTATCCCCTTCTATGGTTGTTCGGTGGTGCGCACAACTAGTGCTATGATCTACTTCTTACCCAATCTACTTGTTGTTGTTGCGCCGCGCAACCACAAGATGTAGTATCCACTTTGCAGCGCACACGCACCCTGTATACGGATCGCATGTCAGCAACACCCACAGTTTGCTAATCGTCTGGGTTGTAGTTTCTGCCAAGCGACGTGTCTTCGTCTGTCTCAAAATAAAGCCCCGTGTTTACATCGTAGTTGAACTTGACCATTCCAACCTGTCCATAGTTCTTGTATTTGACCTTTTTGATGTGAACCTCGACGGTATTGTCATCAAAATTTCTGTACACCACAATCCCGTTATCTGCCTTGTTGTAGAAATTTGCTGACCCGCTGATGTCATAAAGCCCCGGAATTGGATACTTCCCGCTATCTTTGTGGCGATGCATCTTCGCTGGGTGAGCTACAAGTATCACACATACGCCGTGTTTTCTGGCGAATTTCCTCAGTTTGCGCAAGCAAACCCCGGTATACTCGCTGTCGTTCATGTCTCGCGGCTTCTGCATTTCTATCTCGTTCCACGGGTCTATTATCAGGCAATCAACTTCGTGCTGTACAGACATGCAGGAGGACAGGATGGTGTCAAGGCACAAATCTTCTTCCGTTGCATCAACAAAGTCGAAATGTGCGTCTATGAACTCTATTGCCCTGTCTACTTCGCTTCTCTGGGCTTCCCACATGTTTTTGGCACAGTATTTCTCGGCCAGTTTGTTGAAGTGTATCTCAACCGGGTAGTTTTCTGGCGAAAACACAACAAAGCGCCACCCAAAGCGTTTGGCCAACAAAATTGATAAAAAGTCCACAAATTCGCTCTTGCCATGCGTTGGCACACCGGTCACGATGGTTAGATACCCCTTTTCGAGTCTCAGGCATTCATCAAATCGCGGGAGCATAAGGCGCTTTCCAGACTCCCGTGTGCCGTCATAGAATTTATATATGCTTTCTCTGAAGTCGGATGCCTTGACTGTGGTGGTCGATGGGAACATGTCATAGTCAACATTTTTGAGCTCTGGCTGATCGTCACCGTACCCATCGCGCCTTAGCTGCTTGGCTGCTGCCACAAAATCGCCGTTGTGGTTGAGAATTGCGTATACAGCCGAGGCCTTGTATATCGTGTTGGCGGTGAATTGTGTGGATGTGGTGAACACGTAGAGTCTGTCGGGTACGTGGTTCCACGTTGCGCTGATTCCACCGCTCTTGTCGGGGCGGCACAGGGCCACCTTGTCGCCGTTCTGGTGGGCAACAGTCCAACCATGACTGAGCAAAAGGTCAACGGGGTTGTTCTTCTGGTCATAATCATCAAGCGGGGAGAGGCCATTGCGGCTAATTGATACTGTTTCTGGTGCCTGAAATGTTTTTAGATCTTCTGTTTTGTCGAAATATGCAGCGAACGCCATGAGATTATTGGCGTCTTCCAGACTGATTGTTGGTATTTCTGTCAGTTTGCCGCGCAGTATTTTGTATCCCGGCGAGGGGTTGCAAAGGAAGTATCCGCCCTCTCCCCGTGTTTCTATGAGTACCGTTGGTTTGTTCTTTGTCCCCTTTTGGGCCAGTTTTCTGTTTTCAATGCAGTTTTCGGGGCAGCGATAGAGTACATGGAACCCACCGCTGGGCGTTTTTTGAACCACAAGCCTGTCGGTCAGGTGCGGAGTGTATTGCTTGACCAGGCTGCCCCATTCCTTGAACGCACTGCCCCCATCATCGAAGTCAACGCACTGTAAACCACCCGATACCTGCCCGCAAATGATGGCTATGGGGGGTTTCCACTTGGCAAATTCTTCCGGTGTGGGTATGCGGGTCTGGTATTCAGCCCACGGCACAAGCGGGCGCTTGTCGGACTTAACCGGAATAACGGAGAGTCCCGCACTCGCCAAGTCGGCAAAAATACTCACGGTATGTAGCCGCCCTTTTTTGGCGGGGCCGTTTCTGCGTGTACAAAGCGCTTAAAGGGGGACGGCTTAGATAGGGTGCCCTTTCTGAAAAAGTCCTCAATGGTGTGTTTGTAGGTGTAGAAGTTGTTTTTGTCGTCGAGAGCATCAGCGTAGTTGCGCACCGCGTTGCACAGTTCCTGTTCCGAGTAGTCATCCCTCCATTGGCGGATTGCTGCCTGCTGGTCTTTAGTGAGCTTGCGGTGGGTTGTCAGGTCAGGGTGCAGCAACCAGAACATGAAAACATTTTTGGGGGATAATAGATCTTCTTCTTTTATGTCTTTAGATAGAATTGAACTGAACTGAATAGAAGTGGAAACGGGGGGGGTTGGTTTACTGCTGTGAGAGTTCGGTATTACTTCAGTATTACTTACTGTATCTACTATCCACCCCAATGAGTTACAACAGAAAGTTATTGTTTCGCTGACGGTCTTTTCAGAGTACAGTGTGAGTGCGCTCACATCGGAGTAAGAGTACGGTATCCCGTTACTTTGGAGTTCACCACGGGGTTTGCAGGTCGATGCAAGCTCTACAATTGCGCACCAACAGCCAAACATGGCCTCCCCGTTTTTCTCTTTCAGGATCTTCGTGTATCCAAATCCGCGCTTGTTTGGCATGGCCACCCAATGGGTTCTCTCAAACCTTCTGCTTTGCGCGTTTTCAAAGATGTCATTCCAGTTACGAATGATGATCATATGTTGTCCGAACAAAAAGAGACACCTGCCCCATGCAGACCGACCAAGGATTGTATGGGCTGTGCGCTCGTCGGGAGACGAGACAGGTGTCAGTGATTGCAGGCATTGTGGTCGATCTGCATGTCCCCAATATACACCATGTCTGTGGGGAGTGCAAGGGTTATTTGAGGGGGCGGGGCAGGCCAGCCAAAGGATAACTGACTTGTCCGCGTAACCGCCACCACAACGGTCAGAGGCCCCCGGAACCTGTTTACCAATGCTCACGAAAGTACACTATGGGTCAATTTCTGTGCTGCAAAATAAACCGCACAACTAGTGCTATGATCAACCACGCTACCCAGCGTAGCGCCCCGCAACTTGTTGCGGCTACCGTATTACAGCCTCCCAGATCCACCCAATAACAAGATACACGGCAATGAGTGATACCAGCACGGTACATGCCCAGTAGAAGTTATTCATGGTAGATATCCTGTTTGAGGGAGGTGATTTTCTGGTCAAGTATTCTGATTGCTTCGGCGAGGAACATGCCGGTTTCCACGATGTTTTCAAGAGCGAGGCGGTGTTGTTCGTGTCCGGATTCTAGTTCTTTGAGTCGGTTTTCTGTGGAGTTTTCCATATAGTTATCAACCTTTAGAGTATTGTGGCCACACGGCCACGCCCACGAGACCGTTACAATTTAGTTTCCGGCAGAGGTGATTATTGTGGTCAAGATACCACACCCAGCACGCATCATGTGCAAGTTTGGTTCGCAGGACTTCGATTAGTGCGGCTTGTGGTGTCATTTCACCATGTCGGTGAGCAGGTCGTTGAGATCGTCCCGTGTCGCATACAGTGCCGCATCCCATGCCGCATCCCGTGCCGCATCCCTCGCCGCATCCCGTGTCGCATACCATGCCGCATCCCGTGCCACATACAGTGCCGCATCCCGTGCCACATCCCATGCCACATCCCATGCCGCATCCCATGCCGCATACCACGCCGCATCCCTCGCCCCACTCCGTGCTGTTGCCAGCTCGTCATCGGTGATATCACCGCGTATCCACGCACGTTTTGCGTCGATAGCGTGCCACGAGCGCTCGTCCGCGACACCGGCAGCACCGATTAGTTGCTCGGCGACCTGACATGCGAACTCGTGGAGCACGTTGGTTACGTCGGTGGCGGAGAGAACGGTGCGGTTACGACACACCAACTTGTCGGTGTCCTCCTCGACAACCCCCCCCACCTCAACCTCGCAGAGGATGCAACCCGGAGCGTAGTGCAACGCATCGAGTACCCGCCGTGATGCGTGCAGCCCGGAGTGGCACATCTTCACGAATCCCTTGTGGTGATAGGTTTTGCCGACCTTCAGCTTCTGCCCGTCACGGAGCAGGCGGTTGTCTGCCACGAAGTGCCACGCACGAATCTTGGTCATGGTGTTGCTCCTTTGTTTGTGGTTGCGCAGTGCTAGCGCTCATTCCGTAGGTCACAGAGATACATCATTTGGTGTCTCCCTCCTCTACGGGGTCATGGTTGAACGGCTCCTCGGAACGCTCGTATCCGTAATCCCGCATCACCTCCCGCTCCGGTTCCCCTGCCCGTATCCGCTCAAGGGCTACAGATAGCCAGTGCTGGGTGATTTTGTCACACCCCGCTGCGGGAGCAGTCAGGGCGGAGCGGAGTCGCTTGAGATACCCGAGCGCGGTTTCGCATAGGGTTGTCGGTGGTGTGATACAGTTCTCGATTGCGTCAAGACATCGTGCTACCTCCACAGAATCTAGCGAATCGAGACGAGTTACCGACACGACATCTCGAATGGCTATTGCTCGTCCGGGGTAGGCCAGGTTCAGAGATTGATTAGCACACTCAATTATGATTCTCATTTGGTTTCTATTACCCTATCAATAACCAAGTTAAAATTGAGTACGGTTAGCATGAAGCTCCAGCCGTATTTACTGCCGGGTGGTTGGTAGTCAGGCTTAAGCTGCCAGTCTACCCCGAGGAAGATGATATATCCCCCGTGGCTCCAGAACCGGAAACACCACCCGTTGGTGAAATAGACCTTGGCAAAGAGTATTGATCGTAGTAATTTCATTCTGCCTCTATGTCCTCACAAAGGGCATCGCCCTTGGTTTTGTATGGATTCCCAACGCTGCGCATGTCGCTACACGGCGTTAGGCCGCACATATGTTCGCTGTGCCATGCACACTTGGCCCCTCTGGCGTTCCACAGGTGGCAGCGGTCGTGTGTCTTTGCTGCGAGATACCCGCGCTCATACTCTGCGGCCAACAGGGCCACAAAATCAGCCTCTGCTTGACTGGAGATGGGGTGCCCAGAGGGACATTTGTCTTCGTGGTACATGGTATGTCTACTCCTGTGGCGGGGTGGTATTATCAAGGCGTGAGGCGTGTACACCAAGCATAAACCCAAACATAAGTCCAAATATTATGCCAGAAACGCACGACCAACAAACCACACACGCCTGATACCTTTCTGCATGTGTCACGGTAATTCTCCCGTTGATGTGTCTGGGTGTCCCACACAGCCAGGGCCATCACCGGAAGTTGATACCCACTCGTAACAATTTGGGCATAAGACGATCTCTTCTTCAAAGTACGCCTCTGCGTCCATGTCATAATCAAACCCACACGATGGACAGAGTATTTTTATGTGTCTCACTGTTCGTTTACCTGGAAGGGCTCATTGGTGCCGCTGATGGGCTCCTGTGACAGTTCAAACCGTGCCCCACAGAATACGCAGTGGTGTGCTGAGGCTATTACCCAGTTGCCGCACTCTGAGCATGTGTGTTCAAGGCCAACGACTTCTGGATTACCATCAATTGATGGTCCGAACGAGTGCTTAATCTTGTGTGTCATGCTGTTATCCTTTCGCTTGTGGTGTTTGCTACTCAGCGTAGCGCTCCGCGTGAGCGGCCAGTATAGAATCCTGCACAGTTACATCGAGTCTATTCCAGAGCGAGTCCGGGCAGGAGGTAATCAGCGAGGAGTGGTTGTAAGCCCAAGTACGGCAATCATCGAGGGGAGTAGTGGGTAGCTGGTTGGCAATGCCGTGCCACAGGGATGCGAACAGGTAGGAGTGGATGAGGAGGAGTCGTATCATTGTGTTGGCTCCTTTGAGGTGGTGTATTCTGCAATGTATCTATTTATCGTTATCCCGTCAACCACAATATATGGTGGTTGCGCAGTGCTAACGCTCCTCAACGGAGTTGAGGAGGATGAAGGTATAATACTCCCACCTCTGTTTAGCAATATCCATACGTCCTCTGTTGATAGCGTTCCAGTATGCGTTGAGGGCATCGGAGAGCATACGCTGCGTGGTGGTCATGGTTGGTCCTCTGTTGGTGGTGTGTCTACTGCTCCGTGGTAACTGTATTGTACATCGGATCGGCAAAGCCGCATGTTGCTTTTCCAACACAGTTTCGAGTATGATAGCACTTTCCGAACTGTGGACAAATGCCTTGGTCTTGAATCTTCTTCGTGTGTCTCGTACGTTTGAACCACTGAGTATATGACCCGTACACCTCATCTTTAGGCACTGTGCGACGATAGGCCATATATTCGTCAAATACCGCCTGTGCACCAGCCCAATCTCGTGCATTCGTCATTTTTTCCCCTATACGATGGCGTAAATTGTTTTCTCGGCAGCCTTGGCAAAGTGGCGCTCTGCGGCCCCGAGGTTGGTGCAGCGGGTCACGAACACAACCGAACCGGTGTCATCGTCAACCATGCGAACGCCGTAGGGGTACTGCTCGTTGTCGTTCTCGAAGATTTCCAAGGTCACGCCGTTTTCGTCATGCTTGCTCTTTATCGTCCGTGCCATGTCTCCCGCTCCTTTGTTTGGTGTGGTGGTTAGGCTGTGGTGGTTAGGCAATTCCCAATCGCCGCTCGACAATCTCAAGAGCAGAACTCGTAATAGACAGGGTAGTGGTGTTTGAATATGGCTTCACGCACCGCCTGCGGGATACAATCATATCCGGCGCGAGAAATAAAATGTATTGATGGGACACAGTCATACAAACAATAATATGCCAAATAGCCAATCTTGGTATTTTCTACAAACCTGTGCCGAACGTCTACCTTCCAGTCACCCATGATCATACCAAATCCTTTTGTTAAGTGGTAAGCCCTAATGTAGTCAACAATCTGTCTTGTGCAACCACAAGATATAGTGGTTTTAGTTGCGCAGTGCTAGCGCCCGTTGCGTAGCAACGCCAAAGGATGTATACTTATAGACATGGACACACAGGAGCTAAACAGGTTGGCAGAATACGCCCTTCAGCGGGTTGTGAGGTGTCCCGAGTGTGGCAAGCGGCCCAAATGGATATCCGTGGGCACGCACAAGCCAATATACTACTGTGAGGAGCATGGAGCGTGGAGATATGACTAGCACGGACTCACACGATATTGACCCAGCCACAGCGGCAGCGCCCCGCAACGCAGTTGCGGCAGAGACTACACCAATAAAGAAACACCCCGGTGGTAGACCTACACTATACACAGACACACTAGCCAAGAGCCTAATGGAACAGGTAGCAAGCTCGCCTGACTCCATTGACACGATATGCGCCAATCACCATATCACACCAAGTACGTTCTGGTTGTGGGTGAAGGACAATCAAAAGTTTTCGGAGATGTTCAACCATGCGCGATCCGCAAGGTCACACACACTGGTTCATTCAGACCATGCCAAGCTCCAGGAGCTAGAGATCAAGGCAGAAACGGCCTCAAATGAGGAATTAAGGCGCATTGACCTGCAATCACGCATACACAGGATACGTATAGGGCGC